ATGTTTTGCTGTTAAAAATTCTCTACTATAATTCGCCATCTAACTCCACCTAGTTGGTTCGCTTGGTTTAAACTCTCTACGCAAAGGAAACATATATTCTACCATGTAGCCTAACGCATCATTGAAATGGTCAAACCCACTATCTTTATCTGGAACACTTGTTCCCTCTTTGTATATCTGTCTTTCTAAACTCTTAATTAAGTTTTTACAAGATTTTGTTATAAATAGGCTTGACATTCCATTTGCGTTTTTAAGTTTAGAATTAACAGCGTTTATTCTATCTCTAATTAAAGGGTGTTGTGATCTAGCTTTTACTTCAAAGCCAGCATTTTTTAATATTGCTAAATCTGTAAAACCACCAGCAGATGTTTTGCGTTGTCTTGACGCTGGATCTGGGTAAACGATTATATGCTTATCTTTGTATCTAGTTTTTATTTCTTGCACCATTTCGTCTGTATTAGAACTCCATATTTGTATTTCATCATAAATTATTAGATCGTTATTTACTTTTTCACTGACAACAGCCACCATAGGGTCAATATTAAAATCCATGCCAATATGAATGACTTTAGAATTTTTTTCATAACTATCTATGATATGTGTATTTCTATCAAAGTTATAGTAAATAATACCAGCATAATTAACAAAAGTTGCTAAATATTCCTGTTGGAAGGTACGTTCATCTAGGTCATTTTTAGCTTGTTCTATTTCTTCTTGGCTTACTTGTTCGCCTTCTAGTGTTGTATATTTAAAACTCTGCCATTCTGGATCATCTCTTGTATATAAATCATATGCGAAATTAAAACCTTTAGGACTACCGCAAAATAAAGCATGTCCACCTGTATCTGATAATGTCGGTCTTAAAACTTCATACCATGCTTGAGGTTTAATATCAGCAAATTCATCTAATACGATAAAATCTAAACCTACTCCACGAAGTGATTGCTCATTATCAGCCCCTTTTAATTGAATGACGGTACTATTTTTTAATACAATAGATAAATCAGCCTCATTGATCTTTTTAGCCCACTTATGCTTAATAATTCTATCTTTAAGCATATTCCAACAAATATTCTTTGATTGTCTATAGCTGGGAGAGACATACCAGACTTTTTTATTTGGAAATCTGCCAAACTTTGCAAGCTCGTTTATAGCGAGGAAGGTCTTGCCAAATCGCCTTCCACTTATAAGAACACGAAAACGCTTTTCACAAGTTAAAACTTCTTTTTGCGGTTTTGTTAAAGGCACTAATCAACAGACCATGCAAGTGGCTCATTATCATCTGATATAGGTGTTTCTGATTGCCCTAATATTTGCTTACCTAACCATATTTGCATAGTGACATTACCATTCATAGCAGATTTCCATTGTAACTGTCTTAACCTTAGTTTTTGCGTTGCTCTCCCTTTTGTCAGAATTTCGGAATATCCTTTTCTAATAGTGCTTTCATCACAGCCAAAAAACTGTGCTATTTCTGTGTTCGTACACCCAAATCTTGCTAAATCTTCTACTTGTTTTTCTGTGATATCGTATTTTTTATTTGCCATAAGGTAATCCTCTTATACCGAGAGTGTCGGTGCTATGCCCTATAAAGAGCATAGCTTTTGTATAATTATTTTATTTTGTTTTGTAAATAAGATAATAAAATTCCATACAATGGTAAAAACAATACAACAGATACTATGATCTTAAATATCAGATCAGTCGTTGCTATATGTATCCAGTTTTCAGCCATAAATTCATCTGTACCATTTGCAAATGCCATACCAAAAAATGAATAAGTATCTATTATATTTGCAAACACAGTTGAAATTGCTGGAGCAATCCACCATGTATCTGTATTTTCTCTAATTTTTTGAAATACAAAAACATCTAATAATTGCCCTATTAAGTATGCTGTTCCACTTGCTAAACCTATTCGCCAATCAGCTAAATAGATTGAAACAATAACAGCTGGTATATAAGCAAGACCTATAACTGCTCTTGCATTATATTTGTTTGATAGTCTTACAGTCAAATCCGTTGCCAATATTACAATAGGAAATGTAAACATTGACCAAGTGAAATAAAAATTTGATATTTCAAAAGAGAATTGAACTAAATAATTACTTATTGCGATAATAAAAATATGCACAATAAATAATTGCATTATAAGTTTTTTGTTAAGCGTCATAAAATACTCCTTATGCTGGTTTCCAACTTATGTTCTTTGATAATTTCTTTATAACAATTAATGATTTTATTCAATCTTTCACCAGATAATGCTTTATATATTTTTGTATTAAATTTGTTTTCAACATAAATATCTCTTAAAATATGCGTTTTTATATTAATATTGTAAAAATATTCATCTTTTGTAAAATTAATACGCATTTTGTCTAAGTATTTATTTATTTTTGATCTTGGAATACCATTTCTATCAAGTAAAAAAAAATCTTTAGAATTTAATTTTTTTTTCTTTCTAAAATCAATATTGTAAGTACCACCTTCAAAATTAAATAATTCTAAACGACCATAAGCGGGACCAGCCACTAACATCGTTGAGCTATCCACTGAATAAGGTTTAAAATATTTAATAAATTTTAAATTCGTAAATCCAAGCCAATGTGCTTTTCTCCCTTTATTATTTTCAACAAACCATTTTATATAATTTGTATTTTTTCCACCTATAACAATACCACCAAACATAATATAATCTGTTTTACTGTAAAAATATTCTAACGTTTCAAGTGTATCGCCTCTAGTAAATACAGGCATAACATCATAACCTCGTTCAAGCATTATGTCATAGTTTTTTAATGTTTTTTCTGGATCGCCAAAGACATCTAATTGAACTGCTTTTGTTATTTTTATTTCTTTTGAAATTCTATCTAAAAAAGAACAATATTCATCTAAGGTTATTTTTTTTCCACTATTCCAGACAGAATATGCACCACTATCAATAATTAAATTATATTCAATATCGGTATTTTTAAATAAATCTAAATGTGATTGTTTAAAATAAGGATAAGCAATTAAAATATTAAGATTTAATTTCGGCTTCAAAATTTTTTAATACCTCTTTTAATTTAGAAATTATTTTATCTTTTTCTACTTTCAAACATTCTATTTTTATTATTTCTGGTGCTACACTATCTATTGCTTCTAAATTATCTAAATTATCATCTTCTTTAGGTTCAAAATTAATAAAACTTTCTAGTTCTTCATTATCAAAACCTAAATTATCTAAATCATAATGGTTGTCTAATAGATCGGTAAATTCTATGTTTAATAAGCTAAAATCCCACAAACTATCTTGATTAAGTCTGTTATCAGCTATTCTATATGCTTTTGCTTTGAGAGGTGGTAGGTCTGCTATAACGACAGGGACAGTTTTTAAATCTAATTTTTTTGCGGCTTCGTAGCGTGTGTGTCCGACAATAATAGACATATCCTTATCTACAACTATTGGCTGTTGAAAGCCGAACTCTTTTATTGAACTTGCGACTTTATCTGAATTTAAGTTTTTTCTTGGGTTATTGATATACGGAATTATTTTATCAATATCTATTTGTTCAATTTTCAATGTACTGTAGTCCTCTCTGTTAAAACTTCCCCATTGATAGCTTGGTAATTATCATAAATATACTTGTCAGCTTCTTCTTGTGTTTTAAATCCGCTTATTTGTATAATAGCACAATAACCAGTATCATCTTGGATAGTCATAAAAAATTTTCTAATTTCATCAGTCATACCTCATTGTAGACTAATATTTAGTTTTTCAATATGATTTTTTTCTAATAATCCATCTTTATATGCTTGACGAATATCTGCATCATTATCGTTTAAAGTTTTAATACCTTTTTTCCATAAAGTTAAATTTCTAAAAGGATTACGATTATCTAGTTTAAATTCTTGTTTTTGTTCACTAGCCAATTCCTCTGTCCAACCTTCAGAATTTAACCATGTACTAAAATGAGGAATATATTGCTTATCAGAAACAGTATCACATTTAAGATTAAATTGTTTTATAATAAAATCTTTTTCTGGTACTTCTTTATTTTTAAATATTTTTTTAAATGCTTTTAAACCATTAGCTTTAGTTCCTCGTTTAACTTTTATAGATTGCCAAATAGAATCAAACAAATCATCAATATATTTATTATTACTATAACTATGACTATAATTAGCATTGCGTTCGCTTATGCGTTCGCTTTGTTTATTCCATCTTCTTTCAGCAGATTCTTTTGCTTTTTCTGATTTTTCTACAACCCAATCAAATTCTTCTTTTTGAGCTTTACAGTAATAACCATTATCATCTTCAATAAAAAATTGTTTTAATAAATATTGAATTATTTTTGGGTGACAGTTTTGCCCTATTCTTTGTAGTCGTTCTTCATCTTTAGGTAAGTACGCTTCTTTCTTCCACGCATAACATAATAATCTAAAATAAACGCCTAACTCCTCATTAGTTAGATCTTGTGTATCACTTATAAAATTATCTGGACTTATTCCCATCTTCCAAATTTTTGTCATATTTTTTCTCCATATCTTTGTAGGCTTGTTGCCAACATTTTAATTCATAATCCTTAAACATTAATTTATTTTCTTGGATTATACCCATATAATATTTTGTAAGTCTATCTAATTCTTGCGTATTCATAATCTATAAAAATATTATCTATTTGTTTTTTGCACTCCTCATAAGTGCCTTTAATGACATGAAATGGAGTTCCTAATATTTCAGAATTAACTTTCCAAAGTTTTTGTGCATTGCTTAATCTACCCTTAGGCATTTTAATTTCTAAATAAACAAATTTACTTTGTGAAAATTCTAATATTAAATCTGGCACTCCGCTTTTCATTCCCATATTTTTTAGTTTCTTTAGATACCAGACCTTCCTTTTTCCCTCGTTAGGAGTGTGCCAATATCTAAATTGATAATATAATTTTTTATGTTCTAAATAAAGAACTATTTGTTGTTGTAATATAGATTCATTCATTCTCATAAAAAAACCCCAGAAATTTGGGAAAAACTGGGGTTACGGAGAAAAGTTAAATAATTCCTTACCATTTATTACTTAATTGCACAAATATTTAATATTGACAATATAATCAAAATGATTACAACAGTATGTATAATTTTAACTGAAAGGAAAATTATGTATTATAACTTTTATACTAACGAAGAATATACAGGTAAAAACGTAGAGTTATTAGAAGCTACTGGATTAACTGGTGCTTTTGTGACTTTTAATCAAGCAAGAAAATTAAAAGGACAAGTTCGTAAAGGTTCTAAGTGTGTTGCTAAATTAGTTAGATATGTAAGTGATCAACCTAATTTAAAAACAAAAAAATTAGAAACTAGTTTTCGTTCTTATCCAGTATTTCATATTTCACAAATAGATTTCAAGGAGGAACAAAATGATTCCTAATTGGTTATTTATTTTAATATTATTTATTAATGCGGTATTCTTTATGGTACCGCATTGGTTATAGGGGGTAATAATGACAATTAAATTTCAAAACTTTGTAATGGTTGATGAACCTAAATGGGACATCAAAAGAGTAGAGCCAATAAAAAAAGAAATTAAAAAAGTTTATAAAAAGCAACCAAGACTTTCAAAGTCTGTTGTAATTTATAAACCTAAACTAACTTTTGATAAGGGGGAGTAATGAAAGCTAAATATAAATTTTTAATAGAATTATGTAATAATGTTAAAGCACCAAATTATAATGGAGATTGGTGGAATAGTGCAACAGGTTATGGATATGTTACACCAAAGTCTGATTTTGTAGAACATATAATAACTATATTAACTAAAAAAGATAAAAATTTTCCTAAAGAAGAATTTTTAAAACAAGTTAAATGTAAAGATGAAGGTCATGTTTTAATTGATATTTTTTACACAAAAAAATTAGAAAGAGAACATCACAAAGAATTAGTTAAACAATCAGAATATAACTCTTATAGTTATGAAGATGTTATATGACAAAGTTTAAAATCTATACGCAAGACCCAGTAATTGGTTATGACGCTAGAACTAGAAAACCAGTTAGAAGATATAGAAATCACGATAAACCTTTTAATTGGTACAAAGTTTTTTTCTGGGGAGTAATGATCTTAATGTTTATGGCTCTTGCTTCTTGTTCACACTATGAACCACTTGTAGATAGCAGAGGTAAATCTTCTGCTAATTTACAAGGCGATATGAATAGATATCATGATGACTTATCTACTTGTAGAGAAATAGCAGATAATAATACAAACGAATTTATAAATGGCAGTAAGGTCGTTTATAATAAAATGCGTTGGCGTGTTCTTTGGTTATCGCCAGCGTTATATACTAAAACCGATATTATAAATAAATGTATGGAGGGCAGAGGTTATTCTGTTTTAAATGCTACAAAATAATATATAATAACCAAAAGGAGAAATTTCTATGACATACTATATAGAAAAACAACGATTTGATTATTCATTAGATCATATCAGAGACGACATAGCTTCTGCCAAAGTTGGCGAGGGAGTTGTGGAAATTAAAGGAAAAAAATATTCTACTGTTGGTTTGCGAATAGCTAAACTAAGAGAATATTTTGGTACAAACATTTCTACCGAATTTATTGTTCACGAAAATACAGACGATAAAGTTATGGTAGAATGTAGAATTAATTTAACTTTAGAAACTGGTCCGCAATTTCTTGCAAATGGTTTTGCTGAGAAAAAAAGATCATTAAACTTTATTACTAAAACTGCCGCGCTAGAGTTCTGTCAGACAACTGCACTTGGTCGTGCTTGTGCTGGACTAGGAATTATCGGAGATCATAATAT